CCTCACAGCCCACGTAATACATCAATCACTAGAGATCAGGCACCCTCCCTCACTACCCCCTCACCTCAGTGGCAAACAGCGTGGTGCCCCCTTCTCGCCCCTCCTATCTGTCAATAGGTACATACCCTAACCTGGCGGTTAGTAAGCACTCACTCACTTAGTCCACTCTGTCCCCATTACCATGTTGCACCGCATCATCGTGCACCACATTGGTGCGTTGGCTTAGTGTCATGTTGTTACGTTGTTACTATACCACAGTGTTGTATGCGTACCACAGTAGCGACGTGGCGTACTAGGGTGAGCTGGGCGCGCTGACGTATCGCATAGTGAGATAACGTACCACAATGCGGAATGCGGGTCCCTTTTTTATTTGTCGATGCCCCATTTTGCAGACCCCCTAGGCCGGGCGGTGGCCCCATGCCCAAGCCTAAGTTTTTCTATTTTTCCCTGTAAAACAACAAAATATTTTTTTACAGGGAAAATTTTTTTGTAACATAGGGTAAACCCTATTAGGGTAAACCCTTACGTTTTTGGCCTTCCCTGTCAAATTGGCAGTCTCGTGGCAGTCTTCGTGGCAGTCTTCTAAGGGTCCCTTTCCTTTAAAATCAACAACTTACGCGTGCCGTGGCACACTAGGCAGTCTTCTTTTCATTTTATTTTTTTTTAAAATAAAAAAGTAAATTGATAAGTGAGAATGACTTGGAATAAAGACTGCCAAGACTGCCAACCCTGTCAAACAAAACTTTTAGTTATATAGAAACCAATAAAAGCCTGTTTTTGGTTAAGGGCGGTTATATAGAATTGCGCGTATTAGTAAGAATAGATAGGGACAGTGTGTCGACAACATTGTCTTGGCCTAGATCCAAGACTTACCTATCACCTTCAAACAACTATCTAGGAGTATCAAATGAAGATTATTTATCTTTACACAACGCCAACATACCAAACAAAAAACTGGTATAAAATTGGTGAAACCACCACAGATCCGGAAAAACGAATCCAAGCTCAAGACAATGCTTCTAATCCAGAACAATTAAAATTTATAGCGTCTTGGCAAACCGCGGACTGGGTGACTGACAAACTTGTTCATAAAAAACTTGTAGACTTAGGTTTTGCTAAACTTCGAGGAAACCGAGAATGGTTTGAACTATCTCAAGTTCCTGAAGACGACATAGAAGCAGCGTTAATTGAAATAAAAGCTGACCCCCAGGAAAGAGAAAAGGCTTGTGTGGTTATAAACATACCCGTGTTAGACTATTCTGAAATTTGGTGGGGTAAAGGCACAAATCCATAAAAGTGCGTATTAGTAGGAGTATGAACAAATACGTTTATCAAATCCAAGGCGCGTTGGAAAACCCGCCAGGAAAGCTCAGAGGCTTTCGGATACTGATATGCGACTTGTACAACTTTGACCAGGCCGACGCACCCATTGAAATACTGGACCACGAAACAGTAAAGTTTTTAGAGTTTCGTTTAAAGCTATCTGAAGACGCGCTAGTTATTCAAAACTTACCGGTCAAGGTCCAAAACAACATACGTGCCCCCCTAGGGAAATGGTTAGACCGTTGGGTCTTAGATAATTTTTATGGCAAACGCCATGAAACGAGATGCCTCCAAAGAACAACTTAAAAAATTCGCAGAATGGATTTTGAATGGCCATACTGGCAACAGAAAGAGTGTTAACTCTTGACTATTGGAAGTTTGCTTACGACCTTGTAGAAGGCGACGTGGTGTTTGACCGATTAGGACAGCCCACAATTATTAAGCTAATCCAGCAATACCGCGCACAAAACTGCTACGAGATCCAGCTTATTGATGGATTGACGGTGGCCGGCGACGAGCACCTTAGACTTCCCCTGGAAAACAAAAAGTACAGGGACAGAGCCAACCTATACATGGGTAAGCGCAAATTCTCACGCCCACTTAGCCTTACTCCCATATCCCAGCTGCTAGATACTCCACTTAAAAGACCAGACACCCGGTTTGAATACTCTATTCCGACCGCTGGCTCGCTGCAACTCCCCCACAAAGACCTTCCTGTCCCACCCTTTGTCTTTGGATTCTGGTTTTTTAACCATCGAAAGAATCAAATGCTTACACCCCCCGCTGGTACAGAGGCATTTATACACGAAAAATTCAAAGACGCCGGGTATATCATTACTGAAAAGTGGCACAGACCACGCGGCTTGACTACGTTCGTCACCAATCCAACAATTAGAACCCACTTACTACCTAATATCCCAATCAACATCCCCAATAATTACCTTTTATCCTCCGCGGCTCAGCGGTTAGAGCTGCTCAGCGGGATCATGCACTCAAAACGTGGGCTATACAACCAAAAGTTTGATAGGTTTCGTATAACATCTAAGAACAAAATGCTAATGAAGCAGGTTCAGTGCCTTGCCGAGTCACTTGGATGTAGAACAAACCTAACTTACCGCGAAGATTACAAAGAGTACACACTCTTTATTAAAACAAAACTTAAATTAATGGAGTTTCAAACGCCAAAACCCATTAAAGTGCGACAAGCGGCCCGCCTTATCACTAACGTATATGAAATTGAACCACAGGGCTGCGTTCATATCGAGACAGACGGACCAGACGGCTCGTTTTTGGTTGGAGAAGGATTTATTGCATGCAATTAACGCTAAGCCAAGAAAAAATGTTTACCAAATTTGCCGCCGAGCGGCAGCATTGGCCCAAACAAGAGCTAGACGTGGCACTGTGGCGCATTAAGTGGTCGCTACAAGCACTACCGCACCAAAAAGAACCCGACGATAACGAATATGACACGTTTCTTATGCTTGCCGGACGCGGATCCGGTAAAACGCACACTGCAAGCCATTGGATTGGTATTAGGGCTTGGCTGTATGACAATACCCGATGGCTGGTCACAGCCCCCACCTCAAATGATATACGTGCAACTTGTTTTGAGGGAGACTCCGGACTTATTAATATCATCCCCGCGTCACTTATACGAGACTACAACAAGTCACTCTTTGAAATCACCCTCGTCAACGGATCTATCATTCAAGGGATTCCAGCCTCCGAACCAGAACGCTACCGAGGCAAACAGTTTCACGGTGCTTGGTTTGACGAGCTGTGTGCGTTTGATTACCTTGACGAAGCCTATGATGGAGTACAGTTTACCCTCCGTCTTAAAGACCCCAGGCTCGCTAGGGTGCAGCAGATTATTACCACCACTCCAAAGCCAAGGGAGACCATAGTAGACCTCGCAGAAGGAAAAATAGGCGGCGACGTCTACATGGTCAACGCTAGCTCTTATGACAACCGTGAAAACCTTTCTAAGACATTTTTTAAACAGCTTGAGACGTACGACGGCACCGACATGGGCCGCCAAGAGATTTATGGTGAGATCCTTGACCCAGAGTCCACTGGCATCATTAAACGCAAGCATTTTAAGATGTGGCCCGCTGGAAAACCAACACCAACACTGGAGTACGTACTTGCATCCTATGACCCCGCAACGTCCGAAAAAACCATTAACGACCCAACTGCTTGTGAAGTGTGGGGTGTGTTTGAGGAGCTGGACGGTGGCATGTGCGCCATGCTGCTTGACGCCTGGGACGAGCACTTATCATACCCAGAACTACGTAGAAAAGTTATTAACGACTTTAAAGAAGTTGTCTACGGAGCAGATAACGAGTTTGGCAAGGGCCGTAAAGCGGACTTAATACTTATGGAGGACAAGTCCGCTGGTATCTCACTAATCCAAGAACTTAGAGGATCCGGAATACCAGTACAGGGGTACAACCCTGGAAGAGCCGATAAGATTCAACGACTTAACATTGTGGCCCCGCTAGTCGCTAAAGGAAAAATATACTTACCAGAAGATCCAGTAAAAAAAGGTGAGTTTGCAGAGTGGGCTAAACGTTTTGTACGTCAGGTCTGTTCTTTTCCGGAGGCACAGGGCCACGACGACTATGTAGACGCACTATCTCAGGCGCTGCGTATTTTGAGAGATCAGGGCTGGTTACAGCTAGATCCACTTCCGTCACGTGATTATGACTACTCTGACGACGTAGCAAGAAAGAAATACGCCAACCCCTACGCGCAATAGGGCGGAATACCACTATTTAGCGTATTAGTTAAATTAAGGGCATCTTCGTGCCCACCTCATTTCTAATTGCTGAACAATCAGCAAAACATAAAAAAAATCTATGGCAAATCCACAAATCCCGATTCAAACAGGCGGTAACTTGCCCGGTCTTGACCGTGAAGAAGACATCCAAGAAGCAACTCAGCAAGAAGCTGACATGCAAGCGTACGAGGAACAACTAGGCTTAGATTCATCCGAAGTTGAAGAAGAAGTAATTGAACTTGAAGACGGTTCGGTGGTTGTAAACTATATAGACAAAGCAAGCCCACTCAAAAATCCAGAATTTTATTCTAACTTAGCAGAAGAATTTGACGAAAGTGAACTTGACGCATTAGCAAACGAATACCTGGACTACATTGATGTTGACAAAGAAGCGCGCTCTCAAAGAGACAAGCAGTACGAAGAGGGTTTACGCCGCACTGGTCTTGGTAAGGACGCTCCTGGTGGGGCTACTTTCGATGGTGCTTCTAAGGTCGTGCATCCCGTCATGGCAGAAGCCTGCGTCGACTTCGCCGCCTCCTCTTGTAAAGAACTCCTCCCATCAGACGGAATCGTTAAGTCCAACATCAAAGGTGAAGACGGAAAACAAAAACAAGAAGTAGCAAACCGCAAGGTTAACTTCCTTAATTGGCAGCTAACAGAACAAGTTGCAGAATACCGCGATGAGATGGAGCAGCTGCTTACTCAGTTACCATTGGGCGGCTCACAGTTTCTTAAGTGGCGCTTTGACGAAGAGCAAGCTCGTCCAACGTGCGAGTGGGTGCCAATTGATAACATCATTCTTCCTTACTCTACAACAAACTTTTACACATCACAGCGTGTAACAGAACAACAAGACATTACAGAAGACATCTACCAGCAGCGTATCGACGCTGGTATCTACCGCGACTTAGATAACTACCAGTACACATCTGACGCGCCATTAACAGATCAAACTCGATCTGAAAAAGCTAACGCTAAGATTGAAGGTAAGTCTGAACCATCTAAAAACATTGATGGATTACGTCGCGTTTACGAAATTACTTGTTTCATGCGCCTTGAAGAAGACCCTGAGACAGATGGCAAACGTGCACCATATATTTTAACCATTGACGAGTCAAGCAGTAAGGTCTTGTCTTTACGCCGCAATTGGGAGTGCAACGATGAGAAACTTGAAAAACTGGATTGGTTCGTCGAGTTCAAATTCATTCCTTGGCGTGGCGCTTATGCTATTGGCCTACCCCATCTTATTGGTGGCTTGTCTGCCGCCCTTACTGGCGCTTTACGCGCTCTGTTGGATGCAGCACACATTAACAACAGCCAGACATTACTTAAGCTCAAAACTGGACGAGTTAGTGGACAAAGTGACAGAATTGAACCCACTCAAGTAGTTGAAGTAGAGGCAGGCCCTGGCGTTGAAGACATTCGTAAGATTGCAATGGCAATGCCATTTAATCCACCGTCATCTGTTTTATTTGACTTACTAGGTTGGTTAACAGCCGCCGCTAAAGGCGTCGTCACTACTTCTGAAGAGAAGATTGCTGACGCTAACAGCAACATGCCAGTTGGCACCACACAGGCCCTGATTGAGCAGGGTGCTAAAGTTTACTCATCTATTCATGCCCGTCTGCACCGCAGCCAGGCAATGTCCCTTAAGATTATTTCACGCCTAAACCATTGGTACTTGGCAGAGATGGACAACCAGTCTGGAACTGAAATTGAAGTACGTGACTTCTCGTACAACAACGACGTTCGCCCTGTATCAGATCCTAACATATTTTCTGAAACACAACGCCTAGCACAAAACCAGGCGTTAATTCAGATGGCAACCTCTGCTCCTCCAGGAATGTTTGACCTTCGTGCTGTATACAAACGCGTACTCAAACAACTTAAAATACCTGACGCTGAAGAAGTATTGCCAAACCCATTAGGCGCCAACGAATCCAATCCAGCATTAGAGAATGTCTCTATGACGATGGGACGACCCGCTGCCGCCTATCCCGACCAAGACCATATTGCTCACATTAAAATTCACCTTGAATATGCAAATAACCCAGCTTATGGTGGCAACCCTGTTATTGGTCCTACTTTTGCTCCTCACGCTTTAGAGCATATTAAGCAACACTTAACGTTGCACTACCTGCAATCTATGCGCGCTTATGTTGCCAAAGCCTCTGGTGGTAAAGATGTCCTCCAATTACACCAAGAAAAACCATTAGATCAAAAAGCTCAACAGGCACTTGCACTAGCCTCTCAGTTAGTAGACCAAGACTCCAAGCAAGAAATGGGCCCGTACGTACAACAGATCCAAGTACTGGCTCAAAAAGTACAACAAGGCAAAGAGGCAGCACAACAGTCAGCAGCTATGGCAGATCCAACAGCCGCAGCAATTGTCAAGACTCAAATGGCAGAGACCCAACGCAAGACTCAAGAAGCTCAACAGAAAATGCAAGCCGAACTACAAACTGCGCAACAAGACTACCAGATTAAAGTGGCACAGTTGCAGCAGCAGGTTACAGAGTTGCAGGCTAAGTACACAACACAGACCAATATTGACAACCAGCGCAACGCTACTGATATTGCCATGGCAAACATCAATAACGCCGCAAAAGAGCGCGTTGCCATGATTCAAGCCGGTGTACAAATGGATCAGCAACAAGCTCAGTTAGAACATGAACAGGCACTATCAGCAATGGACGCCATCCAGGCATCGGACGCTGAGATCCGCCAGCACGGTCTAGCAATTGAGCAACAAGCCTTTCAGTCACAAGCTGATCAAGTAGCACAGCAAGCAGCCCATCAAAAAGAAGCAGCACTGGCACAGCAGCAACATGAGCAACAAATGATGCAGCAAGGCGCCCAAGCACAAAACCAAGCACTACAGACTGGTTTAGAACACGCAACAGCTGTGGACCAAAACAATCAAACGCATCAACAAGCATTAGAACAACAAGCAGCAGCACCAACACCAACACCTATTACAGGAGCATAATATGGCCGATCAAAAAGGCTTTCGTCAAACATACCAAGAAACTGGTAAAGCATCTTCCGGCGGCGGCCCAGATGCAAAAGTGGATTTAGGCGCATCTGGCAGCAAACGCGCCAATAACGCAGTAAAAGGCAAACCAGCTCGTTCAAGCAAAGTTGGCCCAGATAAAAATCTTAAAGATGTTAAAGGCGGCAACTTTTATTAATATTTGGGGCGGATTTATTCTGTCCTGCGTATTAGTGAAATTATGAAAGACTTTATTAGTGAGATCATCGGTCGTGTACAGACTGAGATAAAAGATCAAGCGGAAGCTGTCACCGCGGGAGTAAACATCAACTCATTTGATGATTACAAACAAAGTATTGGCACTATCCAAGGATTGCAGTTAGCCTTAGATATTGTCAATGAAATTTTGACAGAGGATAACGAAGATAACTCGTAAGAGTTCAGAAAGGTTGCCGTAATGGCGATTGATTTTAATAGTAAAGACGAACCAGATTTGCGTTCAGAGCAGGAATGCTTTCCAGACGTAGACCCAGGCGTAGAGATTCTTGGTGATCGAGTACTTGTGCAATTGCGCAGGGAAAAGACAACAAGTAAAGGCGGTATCATCCTGGTGGATGAAACCAAACAGACGTTACGTTTTAACGAGACAGTAGCTAAAGTAATTAACATTGGTCCATTGGCTTATAAAAGCCCAGAAGACCTAACTCCTTGGCCAGAAGGCCCTTGGTGTAATGTTGGTGACTTAGTTCGTACTATCAAGTACGGCGGCGACCGTTTTGTTGTGCAACCAGACGATGATGGCGCTCCGGTGGTGTTTATTACACTACAGGCGCGTGAAGTGATCTCAAGGATCAAATCATTTGAGGCAGCACAAAAAATGAAATCGTTTGTAGACTAACTTTGTAGAAAGTATATATATGGCAGATAAAGACGTTCCTATTAAGGAACAACTAGATGGCTCAGTTTTGGCCAAAGTTGAAGTCCCAGAGGGCTTTGACGATGAAGAAGAAGGCGTAGAAGTAGAGCTTAAAGAAGGCGGCAAAGTAGAAGGCAGCGATGATTCTGAAGAAGAACAAGCTGGTGATGACGAAGCAGCCGATGACGGCGAAACAGACGACGAGCGTGAAAGAATCCGTGAAGCTAGACGTGAAGAGCGTAAGCTAAAAAAGGAACTTCAAAAGCAACGTGAAGCCTCATCAAAACACAAGATCAGCGCGTTAGAGCGCCGTAATGAAGAACTAGCAAGACGTTTGGCCGCGGTAGAAAATACTGCAGCATCTTACCAGTTTGCACAGCTTGACAAAGCCCTAGAGGACGAAGCAACTCGTGTAGAATATGCTAAGATGAAGATGGTCCAAGCAGCTCAGGCTGGTGATGTAAATGCTCAAATGGAATACTTAGAGCAATTAACAGACGCCAAGCAACGCTTGCAACAAGTTCAGCATTACAAAAAAGAACAACTCGAGGCAGCTAAAGCACCAAAACAGAACGTTCCAAATCCAACCACAACTGAAGTGCAACAAAATGCAACTAAGTGGTTAAAAAAGAACTCCTGGTTTGATCCACAAGCCCGAGACACAGATAGTAGAATTGCCAAAGTAGTTGACCAAGAACTTGCCGCCGATGGTTGGGATCCAAGTGATCCTGAGTATTGGGAAGAGTTAGATAGTCGTTTAACAAGTCGTTTACCACACCGCTACACATCTAAAGGTGGTAGCAGCCGAAGAGCAAATCCCACAGCTTCAAGTAGGGTTTCAAATTCAGGTGCATCAAAGTCAGGAACTATTACACTATCACCACAACGGGTTAGTGCAATCAAAGACGCTGGCGCATGGGACGATGTAGAAAAACGAAACAAAATGATCCGCGCATACGCGCAGTATGATCGTGAAAATAAAGGTTAATTAAAAATGGCAAATACAAGAATCAAACGCGACTTAGAAGACAGATTGTCAGACCGCGTACAAGAAACCAAAGAACGGATCGCAGCAGAAGATCCGAGTAATAAATCAAAGCGCGAACGTGCAGAGGCGTTCAGAGATAAATGGCAAAATAGCGCATTGCCAGACTTGCCAGCGGGGATTATCCCTGGCTTCCATTTGTGCTGGTTATCTACCACAAATAATTATGACAGTATCGACAAACGCGTAGCATTGGGTTATGAACCAGTTAAAGCCTCGGAATTAGGTAAAGGCTTTGAAGGACTAGGGAAAATGAGCTCGGGCAAGTTTGAAGGCTGTGTTAGCTGTAACGAAATGGTTCTCTTCAAACTTCCAGAAGAAATCTATCAAGAAGTGATGCGAATGATGCACCTAGAGGATCCGCTAGATCATCAACGCAACATTACCGCCGCTGTGCGTTCAACTGCACAAGAAGGTAAGGGCGGACGCTCAGTTCTTGAAGGTGGAGTTTTGGAAATGGAAAAAGAGGCCGCAAAGGCGAATAGTAATATCCGCTTCGATTAACATTCTTCAAAAATTCAAAAGGAACAATAATACATGTCTACGACATATCTTCCCTTTGGTCTGAAGCCTGCCTACCACCCAAGTGGTCTGGATCGTGCAACTCAGTTTGTTGGTACAAACAGCTTCCAAGCTGCTACCGACAATTCTTACACTGCACCTTACGGCCTCACAACTGGTCAGTCTTTTTACCAATATCAACCAGTAGCAATCAACTCCTCGGGTCAATTGATCCCTGCTCCTACATTAGCCGCAACCGGCCGTATGTTTGGTGTATTTGATGGTGTTGAATTTACCGATTCACAAGGCCGTCGTTCAGTAGCTAAATGGGCTTCTAAACTAACTCTTGACGCTTCTACACAAATCATTTTTTGGCTCTTTACAGATCCAGCATTGGTTTATGAAGCTCAGTGTAATGGTTCAGTAGCAACTTCAGCCATTGGTCGCGATTATGACTTTGACTCAACAAACTCTGCAACATCAGGCACATCTATCGGCAACGGTGGCGCTGGCTTCTCTACAACAGCTTTGGCTGCATCACCAGTTTCCACTGGCGCACAAGGTCAAGTTAAAGTAGTAGGTTTGGGTCGTGAAACAGCATATCCATCTGGTCAAACAAATGCTTGGGCTGACACGTATACAATCGTGCAAGTTCAAATCGCTAACAGCCAATTAGTCGCTCCTGCGATTTCGGTTTAATTAACTAACGAAAGGTAATAAGCAATGGCAACTCCAATGCGTAGTACGGACTTTCGTGCGGTAGTCGAACCGATTATCAACGAAGTCTTTGATGGCGTTTATGAACAACGCGCTGACGAGTGGAAAGGATTTGTAGAACAGATCCAAGGTATTCCACGTAACTATCACGAAGAAGTAATGCTCTTCGGTATGAATGCTGCACCTGCCATGCCTGACGGTACTCCTGTCAGCTATGATCAAGGTGGTACATTGTACATCACCCGTTTCATCTACCAAATCTATGGCTTGGCTTATGCCTTGACCAAAGTTTTGATGGAAGACGGCGATCACATCCGTATCGGTAGCACCTTCGCTAAACACTTAGCTCAGTCTATGATTGAAACTAAGGAAACCCTTTGTGCTAACTTGTTGAACTTTGCGTTCACAAGCGGCTACACTGGCGGCGACGGCGTAACTTTGATTAATACAGCTCACCCTGTAGCTAACGGTTTGACATACAGCAACAAGCTATCAACAGCTGCTTCATTGTCACAAACTTCTGTTGAGCAAATCCTCATTCAGATCCGTGGCGCTATTGACAACAACGGTAAGCGTATTCGTCTGAAGGCTGAGCAATTAGTTGTTCCTCCAGCACTTGAGTTCCAGTCTGAGGTTATCCTCAAGTCTGTTCTCCGTTCTGGTACAGCTGACAACGATTTGAACCCTATCAAATCAACAGGTATGTTGCCTAAAGGCACACACGTGGTAACACGTTTGTCCTCAAGCAAAGCCTGGTTTGTACAGACCGATGCTGAAAATGGTCTCATGCTCGTAATGCGTCGTCCAATGGAGAAATCCATGGAAGGCGACTTCGAGACTGACTCTATGCGTTACAAGGCTAC